ATCACCAGATGAACCGATCTGAGCAGAATCACCAGATGAACCGATCTTAGCATAATAACCAGATGAACCGATCTTAGCAGAATCACCAGATGAACCGATCTTAGCAGAATCACCAGATGAACCGATCTGAGCAGAATCACCAGATGAACCGATCTGAGCATAATCACCAGATGAACCGATCTGAGCATAATTTTTTTCTTGATCGTTTTGGAATTTATCTTTACATAGATCAATTAAAAATTTAACCATAGATTTAACGAACCCGCTTAAACCAAGTTTGATTCCTATCTTTATTTTTGTGGTACATCTTTTTGAATCACCATCTTTTTGTTTGTCAATTTCTCCGACAGCCTCAACCAAATGGAATTCACTGTCATGGATGTTATAATAATTTAAGACGTCAAACGGATCTTTGCAAAAATGAAAACCTGCTTTGCAAATAACAGCATTGTTTTCTTCGTAAGTTTTCCCTTCTTCGAATTTAAAACCATTACAAGTCATATCTTTGTTTAATGCCTTAAAACCCTTATTTTTTTCCATTGATTAACTCCTTTCTATAGTTTCATGATCAAGGATAATATAACTATGTGAATTAAAATTTTATTCAATATCATCCTTTGCACACATCATATTTGTGACTGTAATCACAACTATACATACTAAATGCGTATATGCATAAAAACAAAACCAAAATTCACCGCCTAATGCTTCTACAATAGTCATCTTATTTTCTCCTTATAGTTTTATTATAATGTATAATGAATCATTTATTTGGTTTTTTAAAACCTGATATTTCATGATATTGTTTTAACATTTCTGGCATGCTTTCGCCTGGGGAAAAACAGTATTCCAAGTCACTAAGGTTTAAATAAATTTCAGCGCACTTTTCACAATGGTAGTGATTAGCTATTCTAATTGGGGGCTCTTCATTACAATCAGGATCAGCACCGATTATTCTTGCCTCAGTCTCATTATAAGGATATCTGTATCGGGCATGTTTAAGGCAAAGAGAATCAATGTCAATTAAGTTATTACAACTACAGCACCTTTTTCGCCTTGATGTTTTTAACTTCTCAAAGTCGGCGCCAGAATCTTCATACCAATACGTCCAATCACCAAACTCAAAGTCATCTTCCATGTCGCATTCACATGATAACATTTTATTTACTCCTTTCTCTATCTGGTGTCATTATAGTTAATAATGTACTCGTTTAAAATAACTTTTTAAGGGTGTCCCCAATATATTCTGTATATGCCGGCGGTATTGCCTGGCACATTTCGTCCCGTGACATCCAGCCAATATCCATTGCAATTGCCGCTTCATCACGATACAACATCCTGTGCTTTTTTGAATGCCCTCCATGGCCATATACACCAACAGCAGGCCCTTGATGAATACATTTTGGCTGAATAACTGGAAAGGATGTTTCAAAAATTCTATGGCGTCTTAAATATCCACGATCTACACCCAACCCGAACATTGAACCACAAAGAACAACCCCATGATTTCCAAAAAGATCTGAATATTTATGAAGTGGAGACCCTTCCACATTTTCAATAATATATTGTTTTCCTAATTTTTTTAGTATTACCCTGGTTGGCTCTATAAGCATTGGATATATTTTCCCGGGGTGCATTGCTTTTAATTTTGAATAACCTTGGCATGGTGGGCTTGCGTGTATTACATCAAATAGATGTCCATTTTGTTTAAGATACTCCAAAGCATCAGATTGGATAAACTCGTGTGGATTGTTATTCTGATTTTCAATATCAATGCCTGTCACCTCAAAACCTGCACGGGCATATCCTTCTCCAGCACCACCAGCTTTGCAAAAAAGGTCAAGAAGTTTTAGTTTTTTCATATTACCCTAAGTTCCTGTTTTTATTCAATCCGACTGTCCACATGATTATTCATAATGAATCCATATAATGGCCCGGTTGAGGTGCGGGCTGTATTTGCCAGCTCCAACCGGATTGTTCTGCTGCGCTGTGCAATGTTTCACTCAACCGGGCCATTCATGCTGGAGCGCAGCGACAGCATAACGAATTCACTCGCGTAGCGTAGCGAAGACGATGTGCAATGATTTATTATGTGTTTAATTCAGCAAGTCTTACTATTGCTGATTCCTTAGTATTCCATCTTTCATAAAACATATGGAAGAATAGAAACTTTTGATAAATCATGTAATACCATTCTCCGCCCATAATTTCATATCTTATATAATATTTCATTTTACCTCACATAATTATTAAATTCACCATTGCGCTTTTCATACCGCAACCGCCTTGTCTATGGCATCCCTGATAATGACGTAAATCAGTCATGGGTTAAAAGCAGTTATTACATCGCCAAGCGTTATGCCAATCTTTCGGGTCATATTCTTTGCTACAGGCAGAACACCTTAACCCATTGATCTGCATTGCAGTATTGGACGGCCATTTATAAGAATAAACGCCTGGATTGCGTACAAAAGTTCTAAGTGTTCCGCATTTTTTACACCAGTCGTTATCAGCAAATGGTAATATTCCAATCCATTCATGTTTACATTTACGTTCAATTTTTTTCATAGTCCGCTCCAATGGCCCGGTTGAGGTGCGGGCTGTATTTGCCAGCTCCAACCGGATTGTTCTGCTGCGCTGTGCAATGTTTCACTCAACCGGGCCATTCATGCTGGAGCGCAGCGACAGCATGAATAAGGAGTTATGCAGTTCATGCGCGTATATAAGAGCACGCTCTTTTCTGAATCCGCATTAACCTTTTTTGTTAATATTTTTGGTGTCATGATTGCTTATAATGTTTGATTGCCAATATTTTTTTGCCAATAGGATCATCAAACTGATCAACCAGAAAACAATTAAAGAGATACAATAGCATCCCGAATATTAAAAAGTTCCATGGTGTAGGCCCCAAAAAAAGAATTCCTATTAAAGAATAAAGAAAAAGCAGGATGGTGATAATATTAATAATTTTCATACGGTCCCCCAGGTTATTTTTCTTTTAAATAATCTTCAATTAATCCCATTGTTACGGCAGATGGTTCACGACTGTGTTTTTCTAAATGATGATGCAGTATATAGATCATTGTTTTTTTAGGATCAATTGAGCATGAATATTCCGGAAGATTTTCAAAAACAACATCTAATGAATCTATCTTGAATTCATCATTACAATACTTAAATAATCTGGCCATAATAAATTTTTTAAAATCTTCCTTTAAAATATTTTTAAAGAATTTAGAGGAATATGTTACACACATGAAATTATCTTGATCTGATTTGCCAAAATTGCAATAAGGCTGATCTTCTAAAAAATTGCAGTAATCAGCATAATTATTATTTTTTTGTATTGATTCATCGTCCATTGTCGGTCTCCTTATTATTTTCTGTAACTTTCCCAATTAAAGGCTAAAATAACCCCGCCTGCATCCCTTATTCTATCGAAAGCCCTTTCTCCCACATAGTCTTTAAACTCGTTTTCCATCAGGTTTGATATAACGACATTGGGTTTATTGTTCCTATATCTTCTGTCTATTATATCAAATAACAAACCAAGGTCTTTCTGTGTATTTTCATATGCGCCTATCTCATCAATAACCAATAAATCATGGCTGCAGTAATCAAACATTATTTTTGCTTCGGATTTTTTTGATGTTTTGTTATAGGTTGATTTGATATTGCTCAACATTTCAAATGCTGTGGTATAAAAGACATTCAGACCATCAAATAAAAGCCTATCCAATAAAGTGCATGATAAATGAGTCTTACCCGTACCAGGCTTTCCAAAAAGTGCAAGGGATGTTCCTCTCTTCATCATTTTGGGAAATTTTTTATAATATGTAAAAATTGTTTGGTAGATGTTTTCAGAGGAAGGAGAAACAGTTACATCAAAATCTTTGAAATTTAATCTTGAAAACTTAACAGGAATATTTGATAAAGGTATCTTTTCAAGAAATCTAATATATTTTTTTTGATATACATCTTCTTTCTTTTTTTTAATAATATTCTCAGAACATATGGGGCAGGGTGGTTTTATTGATTTTACTTTTCCACGATAAATAAATGGTTCAGCCAAATATTTTCCATGATCATTGCATATGTATTCTTTTTTAATCATCTTTTGACCCTGCTTTGTCCTCATTCATCCATGGGATATCTTCAATTGGTGTACCAATATAAACATTATCTTTAAAATGATCAGCGCCATCTATTTTATTTCGAACTTTATTTTTTGATTTAAACCAAACACTTTGCATTTTTTGCTTCCAATTTGAAACTTGTTTTCCTGTTGAATCGTGCCAGTCGGCTACATCATAATAATTAAATGCTTTTACTGCTATTTCAGTTTTATAAGAATTTTCATGAAAGTATAAAATTACATCTTCTTTTTTAGGAGGAATGAAAACTTTTTTTGCTTTGTTTTTTTTAATACCCTTTCCCTTAACTTTACTTGGTTTGGGTGTAGTCTGTGGTGTAGTCTGTGGTGTAGTCTGTGGTGTAGTCTGTGGTGTAGTATCTAACCACCCAATAAATAACAAGCTGTATTCATTGGGTTTTATTCTATTACCAGATTTAACTTTTATTACCTTTTTTTTTGATAATTTTTTGATATTCTCAATAATTGTTTTACGGGCCAATCCCGTGCAGCAAGAAAGGGTTGTTAATCCTGGGAAGCATCTTTTTGTTTTTCTGTTATAAAATCTCATAAAAGCTATCAATAATAATTTTTCGGAACTTGATAAATAATCAAGATCAAAAATAAGATCTATTAATTGATAGATAGGGAATATTTCATTCCCATTCTTATCAATCATTTTTATTAAACCTTTTTAGATGGTTCTCTTATCGCTTCCCTTGGAACTCCAATTTCTTGAAGCATCCGAACACCTACAGGGTTAATTGTATGTTTTCCAGTAATCCAGTTGGATAAGGTTACATTTGTAATCTTAAGCTTTTTTACAACATCATCCCTTGTCATACCAAGTAATCTAATTTCTTTTGCAAGTTGCCTTTCCATATGGTTCCTCTTTGTTAAAATTATCGTTTTCTATATCAATATACTAACACATTCTTTATGTCAACATTATTTATTATTTATTTTTACTTGACAACCTACAATTGATTTAATATTGTGAATTATAAATAACCGAAAAGGAGAACTCATGGCACATGCAATAGACAATGCAGCAAGTGCTGCATATAGAAATCATAAGATAAATAAAATCAGCATGATCAATTTAATATCAGATAAAGAAAAAGAAGCTTTTTTGAAAAAAAACTGCTTTAAATGCAAGGCATTTGATATTAAAATCACAAAATTTGCCTGCATAACTTATCAACGAATGGCAATTACAGCAAAGACCTATGAACCTACTCATAAGTGCCTGGGTTGCAAAAGGTTTAATAAAAAAATGATCGGCAAACTTGAAAAAAAGAAATGTTTGTTAGAAGTAGAATTTCCCGGCTATTGTTCAGGTACAAAGGTTTTTATAAGGCCTGTGAAGATGTCATTCGCTGCCTGGAACAATAAAGTTTGTTGCTCCTCAAAATGTACACTTACTTTGAGTAATTTTAAAACAGCGGGTTATAAAAATATAAATGATGTTTCTGAGCGAAGAAGGGAAAGCTCAATGGTCGTTGATTTGAGGGTATAAATATGAATCGATTTTCAATAATAGGCGAGATCATAGACGTTTCAGAACTCAGGTATGCCGGCCCAAAGAAAGCACCGGTTATAACAGCAAGGTTTAAAACCGGTTCCTCCATATTAAAAGTAACCTATTGGGGCAAGAAAGCTGAAAATCTTGAATCAAGATATTCAACGCCTGGGATGTGCGTTTCAGTTGTCGGGTGGTTAGATATCAATACGTGGGAATATAACGATACTACATATGCAGAACTCAAAGGAACGGCTGACAAATCATATCCAATAGAAATGAATATTGAATTGATGTCACAGGTTGAAATAATAGGATCGATTGCCAAGAATTATGGTGCTGGCAATTATTTGGTTAAATCAACCAGTGAGACAAAAGCTAAAAAATTCATCTGTCAATATATCCCTTTCCATTGTGATTATAATTTTGATCCTGGTCAGATCGTGCATGTAATGGGATCACTCAGGGTTGATAGGTGTCAATCTAATATAGCCAGGCAAACAGTTGAGGCTGCCCGGGTGATACAATTTTAAGAGATGGATAATATATGAATACCACAAGAAGAAATTTTTTAAAAATATCTGGTGTATTAGCAATATTACCTGCACTTAGTAAAATAGACATAATATCAGAATTTTCTCATAAGATTAAATATATCAAACCACAATCAAGCCCTTTTAAAAACATAAATGTAAGGTTTCTTGGTAGACGTAAAGTTTTCAATCATTCATGTGTAGATGAATCAAATCAATATATAGCAGATGTATATAATCTCAGACGATCCGTTAAAGGTGAAATGATTGAATGTTATGCATTTTTGGATGCTGAATTGGTTGACCTTGTACCCGACAAAAAAAAGTTTATTAAATATGAGTTAGTTTCTTACGCTGAATCTATAAATATTGCAGTTAAAAATAGATTCGGGATTTAATGGGGGAAATATGATAGCAAAATTTCATAAATGGACCAAGTTTCCAATAAATGTTGGTGAACCCCTTTGTTTTAAATTTGATATTAATGGCCTTACAATTATCAGCAGACCTAAAAAAAACGAAGATCACAATTGTTTTGCAGCTGAGTTTATTAAATCAGACACCGTTCAATTATTAAAAGTACATAGTCCTATTGGTATTTATTTGGCTCATAATTATATTGATCTGGACACACCATACGTCTGTTGTGCAAGTTGTGGGGCCAAATTAAAATAGTTACATTACACTTAATAATGTATCTGTTTCTGGTTCACTTATCAAAGAATATCCGTAAAATGAAAAATAAACGATTCTGGTCATGGGCAAAAGTAACGCATTCCTTGAAAAGATTTGATCCAGGCGCTGCAAAATACCGACATAAATATGACATGCTTTTTGGATACGGTAAATTTATACGGGTCCGGCGGTACAAGGGACCTGGGGGAGAGATCAGGAGAACGGTTGAAATTGAAATTTAAATAATTTTAAAGGAGTCCTCATGACTTGCGATAAATGCGGAAAACAAATGAAGCTTAAAAATTATCGTGAATATGGTATCCACACTATTTATTATTGGAAATGCAAGCATTGTGGCCATGAGAAACAAACCACTGAATCTAAATAGATTCATGATTCAGCATAATGTAACCATTTAGGGAGAATATATCATGAAAAAAATAAAAAAAGAAAAGTTTGTGCCTGAAAAATACATTATCAGATGCCCTGAATGCTGTGAAAAAAATAGTTTTTATAAGGACATACCCGGAAAATTTGAATGCTGGGCCTGTGATACTGAGTTTGAAGTGGAGGAATAGATTAATATGCCTGACTTCCCATACATATGGTTTTGGATAAAAAAACTCCCCGGGCGAAAGAATCAACCTTGCCGGATCCTGATAAGATCCAGGAGGATGAATTCAGCTTTGATTGAGTTTGAAGATGGATTTAAAGTTATCAGCAGTAGGCATGCTGTAAGGAGAAGAAAACTATGAGTACAAAAATTCAATGGTGTGATGAAACCATCAATCCAATAGTCGGGTGTACAAAGATAAGTGAAGGTTGTAAAAACTGTTATGCTGAAAAAATGGCATGGCGATTGAAAAATATTGGTATTGAAAAATATCAAGAAGTTGTAAATAAAAATGGATGGACCGGAGAAATTGGAATTGATATTGATGCCTTTGATAAACTTCCAAAATATAAATCCAAAAAGGTATTCGTTTGTTCTATGGGTGACATTTTTCATAAAAGGGTTACAGAAAGACAAATCAATCAAGTAATAGCGATGATGGTCCACCCCATGGGAGGCCTGAGCCACCACACATATATGTTATTGACAAAGCGGCTTGATAGGATACCAGAGTCTTCTCGTGAAAGATTTGCAGAGTGGAAAAATATTTGGCTCGGTGTAACCGTTGAAAATCAGAAAGCAGATGAACGTATTGAACAATTGCTAAAGGTTCCGGCTTCAATCCGTTTCCTTTCTATTGAGCCTATGATTGGGCCTATATCTCTTCGCTGGTTATCCGCCTGGCCAAAAGAAAAATATTCAGCTATGAAACCAGGATTCGATGGAACAAATCATCTTGACGGATTGCGGGAACTTGATTGGGTTATTTGTGGACCAGAAACCGGCCAGGGTAAAAGACCTTTTGAATATGATTGGGCAAGAGTTTTAAGAGATCAATGCAAAGAGGCCAGCGTCCCATTTTTTTTCAAAAAGCATGACGACCCTGAAACCCCATACGATTTAAGAATAATGGAGTTTCCAAAATGAAAACCCTTTATCTGCCCATTAAAAAAAAATGGTTTGACATGATCAAATCCGGTGATAAGACACAAGAATACCGTGAAATAAAAGATTTTTGGATGAGGCGGTTAATCTCTCTTAAAGATGATATGGAATACAGCGCCTGGGATGAATTCATCACTGATCTGAATCATCCATATAACAGACATTCCGGACCCGATGAATGTTTAAATTATTTCGAGGCAAGATTCAAAGAATTTGATTCTGTTGAATTCAGGAATGGCTATGACAAAAAAGTTCCTTCATTAAAAAAAGAGTTAAGATATATCGCTGTTGGTACTGGTAATAAAAGATGGGGTGCTGTATCCGGTAAGTTTTATTTTATTTTAGAATTGGGCAAAATAATGGTGTCATGATGGAAGATAATAACATATGAGAAAAAGTTTCACCAAAAAAGAAAGGCAAAAGGTTTGGAAAAAACATAGAAGAAGATGCGCTTATTGTGGTTGTCTTCTTGAATTTAAAGATATGCAAGTTGATCATATTATCCCGTTCTATAAATATTCAGAAAAATATGATTGTATTATTATAAGATGTAAAAAATTTACTGATTATGGAATAAATGATTTTGAAAATCTTAACCCTGCCTGCAGAGTTTGTAATAAATGGAAAAGTGCATTGAACCTTGAAGAGTTCAGGCATGAAATACAAATGCAGGTTTCCAGGTTGAATAAAAACTCAGCTGGTTATCGTATGGCTTTAAAATATAAATTAATAAAGCAAACATTAATTAAAGTCGAATTTTACTTTGAAATCCTGGCAATGATTGAAAAAAATGATTGAATAAAAATATAGGAGTAACCGTTGACTGATCAAAATCAAGTAACCCTTCGACAATTCTCTGATGAATATCTCTCCTGGAGCAAGGGAGTCCACAGGAAGAATTCATATGATCTTGAAAAACAGGCATTTGGTAAATTCTTTTATTTTATACAAATATCAGGAAACGATACAAAAACCTTTCTATTAAGCAGTGTAGGAACAAAAGTCATTGATCAGTTTATGGCTTATTTCCGGAATAAAGGCCTAAAGGCAACTTCTGTCAATGCATACTTCCGACATTTAAAGGCTGCTTTCTCAAAGGCAAAGGCCTGGGAGTACATTGAAGAGAATCCTTTCTTTATGATCAAACAATTACGGATTGAAAAGAAGGTGCCGGCATTCATACCGCCTGAAGGGATCAAGGAGTTTATCAGTGAAATAAAAAACTTTGATCATAGAATGATGATCACCGGTTATCTTTCAACCGGCCGGCGCCGCGGGGAATTGTTATATTTAAAATGGTCTGATATAGATTTTGAAAATAATCAGTACCGAGTTGAATCATCAATGGAATATACTGTAAAGAGTCACATGAGCAAAGACTTCCCTATTAATGATATCTTTTTAGATGTATTAAAAACACTGGCCAAAAAATATGGTAAAGATTCAGGCCGGGTTTTCTGGAAATATCATTCACCAAATTCAGTTACAACTTTTGTTAAAAGGGAATTGATCAAGGGAGGCTATCCCAAATTAAAATTGCATGATCTAAGGCATACCTTTGCTTCGTGGTATTTAATGCGTCATGGCGATATAGGAGTTTTGCGGGAACTCATGGGGCATAAAAACATTGCAACGACAATGATTTATTCCCATCTTACGCAAGGTCATTTAGATACTGAAAATAATAAGATTCAATTTTAGATATGATTTTAATATATTGTTAGATTTTTCATGATCGCCCTTTACCTTTATTCGTTACGCTGTGAATGTCAACCTCATTTTTTAATGAATAAACTTAAACACCAATAAGCAGGTAATCTTAATTAATATTTATATCCCACACTTTCTGAGTTATTAAATCAGCACCATCAGCACATTCACCAGTAACTTTCATAAGCACATCTGCTGTCATATCCTCAGTGCCTTGTGCGCTTGATTGCTGTCTAATAGCAGTCGCATTAAAACCAATACAAGTTATTCTTTGCTGTGAAGAACTATTCCTTTGAATAGTTACCTGTGCTGACCACTCATTAGTGTCATTATTCGCGGGATGAATAGAGAAAGTGTAAGATCCAAAATGAAAAATAATAGTTTTATTTCCGTTACTGTTTGTTATATCACCGGCAATCGTAACTTTGATCGTTTGTCCCACTCCAACAGTACCAGCTTTTATCGTTGTGGTTCTGAGGATATCTTCTCCGGTACCGGATGTTGAAACAGATCCTTGCACCCCACGCTGAGTCAAATCACCCGTATCAACAATATAAGTGGCAGCCTCAGAGTAATTGATACCTACTTCAACAGAGTTTCCAGCATTCGAATCAATTGTGATACCACGTGTAAGAACATTTGTTGCAGTTTTTCCACCTCTTACAAATGAGTTACCTCCGATAAAGCCTATATTATTGACACCACCTGTAATTAGGGTTCCTATCGCAGAAGCAAAAGCGGCTCCCTTGGAATCCGTCCATGGATCTGTTATTACATTGCCCCTTACGCCGAAACCATAGTTATCATTAAATAATAAAATGCCATAGGTTCCACATTCTATTATCTGATTAGTTGAAAGATCAATTCCTTTGGTGTATTGAATTAAAATACCAGCACTGGATGATGAGTCTTCATCATTATACCCTCTTAAGAAATTCCCTTCTATTGACCCCGTAGCAAGACCAGAAGCATAACCTACAAGCCGTATGCCCATTTCTGTTGTGCCCGCTGTGCTTCCACTGTCTGCGTTATTTCCTTTTATAAGGGTATCTATAGGCTCAAAAGTGGCGGCGGCTCCGTCAGTGCTTGTAGCAACATTTATAGCTCTTTGACCACCTTTTATAATGTTACCCTCAATAGAGGATCTATTTGTAGACCTAAAATCTATAGCAGTCCAAGGGAAAGTGTTGATAATATTTTTCGTTACATTTATATCCGACGATCTTGGATAGACACCTAAAGTATCAATATGCCTCGTTATTGTGATTCCATAAGAAGCGTGGAACTCACCTGTCATATTAAAAATATTATTCTTATGAACACTACCTCTTTGCCCGCACCAATCAGAGAAACCAGCATAATTTATATTGCTAATAAAATTATTAACAACCTCATAATCTTGCACAAATTGATACCAAATCGCCCTACCACCAAAATTATCAATTATACAATTTCTAACATGCACGGTTGATAAATAGTTAGACGAATCAGCACCGTGGGCGTGGATTGCATTCTCGCTATTAAAGAACGAGGCGTTTTGCAAACCTGACACTTTTATATTTTCAACAGTTACATTTGATGCCGTTATATCTAAACCTGTAGTGTTTGATGTCACTTGCCTTATTTCGGACACTTCACCATCCCCTGTAATGAAAAGAGATTTATCAATCAGTATAGGAGATGATATCTTATATTGAGCCAAACCACCTGAGATATGCAAATTCCCACCAATTATCAAAGAGGCAACAGCCGAGTTTATTGCTATTGTATCATCAATTAAAGTCTCGTTATTATTAGCACCGAACCAATAAGGAATTGACTTTTTAAGTCCTTCAACAACAAGATTTTCGCCAAATATTTGATAATCACCTGCTATCAATGGTCCATTTATATTTAATATTTCAGGTCCACCACCGGCTACACCATCAATTTTCCCCCCTTGCGTTATCCATAATGTCAAAGTTGATGGAGTAGTTACCGTCACTCCGTCCGCTATAATTGTTAAAACTGGAATCTGCAAAATTGTTGGAGATGATCCAATTGCTGCAACCGCTGATGCCAAATCGTCGTAATTACCAATCCAATCTATTGTCGGAACCGAAACTGACCCAGCTGAAAAATTTTTAAATCCATCAAGCAAACTATTCCAGCCGATTACATTATTAACTGTTGGATTCGGTAAAGTATAATCAAAACCAGGGTCAATGATAGCAGGCGCTATGGGGGTTCTACTTAACAATGCCCTATTATCTCTACTTTGTAGGGTTGCCTTATCAAGCGCCGATTCATAGAGTTCAGCAGGCGTGGCTCTATTATTCTTTAAGTCAAGTTCCTGGGTTAAGGAGGTCAATCCGTCAATTGTAAGGGTTCCGTCGTCAGGGGCTGTATTTGCAACAACCTCAAAATTTATTATTGTATACCCTTCATCACCCAAAGCGTCCTGGACCCAATCTTCTTGGCTTCCGTCCAAATCATTAATAAATGTTACCGTTAAATCCGATTCATCAATATAATCAAAAGTGATGGGGAAATTGGTTGTTAACCCATTTGCAGTATATTGTTTCGGGGGTTGAATCGTGTTTGTGATTGTGGCAAAAGCGATACCGGTGAATAGAAACAATGTCAAAATGACATATAATATTTTTTTCATATTCTCTCCCTGGTTTTATAAAAAATTATTGTCAACAAAAATCATATCATAGGCGCCTATCACCCCTACAGTTGCACTAACTTCATCACACACAATTATAATATCTGACTTTTCAGGTATTGGTACTGGAACACCATAGCCATAAATCCAGAATTGACCCCCGTTTGCTATCACTTCCACTTGACCATTGACAGCATATATTCCCGTTGCACCATTATTCAATCTTGCCCGCCATGTGAATTGTGCCGAGGCGGGGGTAGCAGGATTACCACCGGAGCTTATCCCTACGTAGCCCTTTAGGAAAAGACCTGTCTTTCCACTGGGAATAGTGAAATTAGCTTGTTGTGTGCGGCCGTCCCCAGCTGTAATGAATATACCGGCGTTTGTGGTGGCATCAACTTCAACGGAAATATTACCCTCATTCATAGCTGATGCACCGGCATGCAATACTGTACCACGATATAATCTTACGAATCCTGTCGATATCGCAACATCAGTTTGTCCATTGAGGATAATTGTCTCAGTTGCAACGGTCCAGGTTAAACCTGAAGCCGTCAAGCCTTCAATATTTATAACACCAGCACCGGTATCCCCGCTTGATGCAATTCTATAAGTATCGCCTGATTCATTCGGCTTAGATGTTAAAGATTTATGGGCTACAGTGGACCCGGTTGTCATTGTGGTATGGGTAAGCTCAGTTTCAGAAGTTACTACTTTCACGGTTCCAAATTCTCCATTGGTGTCATTTATGACAATATCACCAACCGCCACCCCGTCCGATACAAATGTGGCACCGGAGTCAACCAATGTTGTTAAACTTCCACCTGTTGCCGTCCCAGAACTTACGAGGGACCCGACATCATCAACATCAGTTGAAACGGCTTCAACAGTCTGGTTTGTTGTAAAATAAAAATCATATATCCCGCCGCCGCCCCAAACATCTTCCGGATCGGTTGCAACTTCGACAACAGGATTATGACCATATTTATTTATATGTGAATACCCGGGGATTTGACCAAGGGCAACCCTCAATAAAAAATCTGCCTGGAAGGAATTGGCGGTTGACCGCAGCCCACCGCTATTAATTGCTATGCCTTCAGCAAACGAAAAGCTGACAGACATAAATAAAATAAAAAAGGATAATAAAAGTTTTTTAATAATCATCGTTTTTTCCTTATTTTAGGATTTCTTACCAGGACATTTATTGCCGTTCCGTCACCGTTTTCATATTGTTCAATACCTTGATCAATTTCTCTAATTATTTTAGGGAATGGTGTTCTGACCCCATAAGCCAACATTTCCAGCAATGCAAGTAAAGACCTTTCAAGTTTTTCATCATCATCAAGATCTTCTATCCACTTTATTGTATCATTTATTAATTTAATGGCCAGTTTAGAACCGATCAATACAGGAGAATCAAAGGGATCCCTCTGGAAACCCTTAAATATTCCGGCCACGGCCCCGGCAAACTCCCTGATCAGGAATATCCCTATAAACTGATATGTGATGACGTCCAATACAACATCTTCCGGATCTGGTTCTTCTCCCCACATTAAAGCAAACATCAGATTCATCATAATTGGAGGCGCTACCTGCTCCATGGTGACTATTGAAGTATATCTTGCAAAACTTATTGATCCATTTTTCCATGCATTATAATGATATCTCTGCCTGGCTCCCATCTTTGCCGTGAAAGTTGAAAATAAAGTAAAGAATCGATGCCAACCTTTTCGGCTTCTCTGTAGATGGTTCAAGTCTATTTCCTGTGAAGAAGGCTGGCTATTCCTGATCTGTGAGTCTGCATACCTAACAGCCTTGGCCATGTCACCATTATTTATCTTCATTCCCTTCTGATATGCACCCTGCCAGGATGGAAAAACCGTAGCAAAGTCCATTGCCCGGATGAACATAAACATTGCATTTTGAACATCATCCCATGTCTGACCTCTAAAACTTTTTTTCCCGGGCTTGATCAAACCAATATTCCTTCTCAGATCCCGGTCAACATTATCAGATCGTGTTCTCATAAATGGACTTGCTGCCCTCATTCCATTATATGCGTCCCATGGGGAAACAAGAACCTTACCAATTCCACGCATATACCAGAAAACACCATTTGCTGAATTGCCATCACCAACATCATTAAGGAAACCAAAAATTGAAAATGGTTGTTTTAATGCTACTGACCTGCTTAATCCAAGAGTGTATGATGTTGCTCTCTGGGCTTCCCTTAAAGCTATGGTATCCATATGTTCAAGTCTGATGGCGTTCGGCCTTGCAATCTCAGCGAGTGCCGGCCGCATCATTTCATAAAGCGCCTGGCCTTCTGCTTTTTCCACCGCATCCTGATATTGTTCACTTCTGATTATTTTATTTACATCATTAACAGCTTCCGAATGGGTGATATATCTGATTGAAGTATTTACATGGGTAAAAAGAACATTCAAATCAAGTTTCACAGGAAGAGAAACCTTACCTGTTGCCCTGGACTGCAGCATACCATTCTTAGGATTTGCCGGCTGAAACATTGCCTCTGATGAATTCATGAAGTCTTCTTTTTCTGTCCATTCTCCAATCTGAGTACTCAACGACCTATCAAAAAGAATTGGATAATACCCACCTTTTAATTTGAGACCGGTTGGAGTTATAAACTCTTCAGCTTCAACCTTTTTTTGATGAAAATCATTTATCCTGAAAAAAGCAGCGTCCAGCTGTGGCCACAACGAATTAACAATATCCCAAATCTCTTGAACATTCTTCCAGTCTTGTTCATTTAAAATACTTGTCAGGGCATCAACATCATTATTAGTTATCAAATATCCACCGGTTATTCTTTGCAGGTTCTGACTGTTGCCCCTATTTAATGCAATGGCCAAAATTCTTTCAAATGTCCAGAATCTTTCTTTCCCCCTTTTCATGTTTTCAGGGACCGGAACACCGGTATCAACAATTCTTTTTGGAAAATCGTTTACTCTTTTTGAAAAATATTCAGCAATAGGATTTAATTTATCAGAGAATTCCTGAACAAGATCAATAAATTCATTATCTGCATCAAATAGCCTGTTGTTTATAGCCTCTTCGTTCGGCCCGATCTTGCCCTTTATGCTCACAAAACCGTCAAGCCTACGGGAAATAAATGGTAAAGACTCCTGGGTTGCAAAAAATCTCCTGGTTGCCGTTGTTAATTTTTCAAGGATAGAATCTTCAGGAAAAATTTTCTTTGTTCTTTTTCTTGCTCTCATCGGCTGAACGAGCTCAGTGACTTTTTCCTGAACTAAAGTTTTACCATCTGACAATCGATCCTTTTTAACTCTGCGGCCTCTTTTTTCAAAATATCTAATAAGGTCATCAAGCTCAGTGAATTGATCCACTGTTAAATTTTTATAATTTGTTTCAAAAACATCAAGCATAAACATATCTGAATATGTTGGGACCATCTCCCACATTTCAATATCAACACCTTCAGTAAGTTTTGCAAAAAATTCGCCAATGGCCGGACGATCTTGATCAAGTACAAGATTTCTCTTGGTTAATCCAAACCTTTGCATAACCCTGACGGCCTGCTGTTTATATTCATTCTTAATGGTCTTTGACTTAATTATCCTGGAAGATCTTTTTATAAGTTGCTCAACTAATTTCCTCTGCTTGATTGATAATCCGGATAACTCATAATTTAATCTGACCTTTTCGTTTGCTTCTGATGCTTCACCAAACTTGCCCTGCTGTGCTTTCTTCCGTTCAATTCTTGAATATTTTTTTAATGATGCAAGGTAACTATTAGTTCTAATGGCTTTTTTGATCTGATAATCAGCAAATAATTTTTTAGCAAAAATCTTAAATGTTTTCGCAGGTGCCACATCAGTAACACCCCTGTTTTCATACTTTGCCATGATGGAAAGGAATTCACCATATTCCTTTGTGCCGATCAAATAATCATTCGGCTGAAACTTCTCATCATTCTCCATCTGCTGTCTTTGAACATAATTATCAATGAATGCCTGCATTGGAACAACACTTGCCAGATCTTCAACCATGGCATCAACGGTATCATAACCAAAATCAAGTGCAGCTTCAGGAAGGTTTTGACCGTCTTTTCTTACAACTCTGGGCACTGTCTTTGGAATTTTATCTATGTTTTCTTTACCATAAATATAATCCATCTGCTGTTTGTTCAGGCCTTTGCCTTTGGACATCGCCAATAATTTTTGATATTCAGGCCGTTTTAATGCTATTTCCCGGCCTTTCTCTTTCCAGGCTTTACGCTTAGACCGATTATCTTTATTTCTATCCTTCACAAGTTGCTGTTCAGCCTTGAATATCGCATCTTTAAGAAGACGCTTCATGAATTCCCGATCTTCAGGAACAATCCCCAGGGAATCCATGGTTGCCTTTGAAGGCATTTCCATCTGATTTTCCTGAACAGCAAGATCTGTTTCAACCTCAGCAACAAGCATCCTGTCAAATACTTGTCTGATTTCGTCATTCAATTCAACATCAAGGGCATTTATGGATTTGTAGACAGAAAGAAGCCATTTCCTAAATCGTTCAAACGAATTTTCAAGATCTTTAGATGGGGCCTTTCCTTCAAATAGGTAAGCTTCAAATCCCCGGGCAAACTTTTCCTGCTGTTCTGTTGTAAAAGATTCCTGACCCTTTTCAAATCCGAGCCATTCTTTAATGGTATTATTATCATTGATGAATTGTTCCGATGCGGTTCCGATATCAACCACGGATTGCATTTCATTAAGGAATAGGTGCCCTGTCTCATGGAGAAGGGTTGAAAGATCTGCTTTGCCTTTGAATATGGTGATTATGTTTTCTTCAGGGGTGATGGTGATGGCGCCTTTTACTTTTTTTTCTTTTTCTTGCCGGAAGATATTTGGATCAGTCGGATCAAATGTGCCTATATTTTCTGAAGCTGATTTAATTTGTTCCGGATTAAAAGCAACATAAGTAATCTGATCATCATCAACTAACTTTAATCCATCAAAACCTCTACCTATAAGCTCATCTATGCCAAACTTATCATATTCTTTCCAACCAGCTGGATTTTGTATAGAAATGAAAGCGTCAACAATAACACCCTTACCCTGTGCGCCAACTTCTCCCCCTTCTATTTTTGACTTGTCGTTTGTAAACCAAAAAGTTCCACCAATACTCCTTTCTGGATCAAACGCTTCGAATCTCTCTGCCGTGCCATGAAAGACTACCTCTGGATTACCTTCATCGTCAACGACCTTGGAATCTTTAAAGAAGGCTTTGAATTCTTCTGTCTCTGGTTGTATTGGTTCAGCTTGGAATAAATCAAATGGTTCAACTATTTTTCCTAATTCACTTTCAGAAAGATCAGTCTCAAGAACCTCAATTTCCTGATCCTCATTTGCCTCAAATGTTCCTTCAAGACCACGAAATGTCACAACACCATCATCAACACTTTCAATCTCATAGACATCCCAACCACTTGCGCCCTTACCACTAAGAATAGTAACCTTGCTGCCCTGTTCAATATCAATGGCTTTTATATTAACATAGTTTCCTGCAGGCGGTTCTTCAGCCTCAAACTCTTCTTCCTCTTGAATTCTTGCCTCTATTTCAGGAATAACGCCGGTTACACCCCTTTTCAAAGCGTCTGGCTGAGTTCTTAACACTTCAAGAAGATCTTCATCCTGCTGAAGCCATCCTTCTCTCTTTAACTGCTCTTCAGCCAAGTCAATAGGGAAACCGCCTTTTTTAAAAAGAAACTTTGCACCAACCGATAAGCTTTTCACCTCCCCCTTAAAATTTAAAGGAGCAATTCCACCAAATTGTTTTATTCTACCTCTTAATGTTGTAACGCCTGGACGTGGTTTTTTTCTTGGAGCCGGGATAAACTCAGAACCTTTTTCAAAGGCTTCCAGGGCTTGACCTCTTAATCTTATTCGTGAAACAGTATCAACCCTATTCTGTCCCTCAAGCGCCAACCTTTCAGAAAATCTTTCAATCAATGTCCCGAACTCTTCAACCTGTTCAGGAATAACACCTGCAGCCGCCGCCTCATCTTTTATCCTTGTGAGCTCAGTCTGAAACCCCGTTTCATCCTCAATGGCATCACTGAACCTATCCGCGATATCAGCAAGACTGCCTTCAATATCAATTTCGTCAACTTGCCTTTGACTCATTGCCCCGGGCGCCTGCTTTAAATCATCAATGATAAAATTTCTTTCCTCTGGTGATAACCTGGCATGGACCTTACTCATCGTAACTGGTATGTCATGGCCTGAACTAATTTCTTCAATAGCTTCTTCAGGATCCACCCCAAGTTTTTCCATGATCTCCGTCACGACTTCCGGGTTTTCCTGAAAAAGAACCTGAGCCCCATCAGAAGAAATAAAACCGGTTTCGCCAAGGCCAAGGATATTTAAAAACTTTTCAGAGTTCTCCGGGGATCGCTCTTTTGTTTTTGAATTATCCATGGCAGTGCCAACCCTGGAATGAAGGTCTTTAAAGTCTGCAGCATTCTTCTTATTGGTTTCAAAGTCTTCAATTTCTTTTTTTTGGGAAACAAAAGCAGTGCCCCCGCCAAGGATAAATGCCCCGGGGATAACATCAATGTTCCGTGCCCCTTCAATAACCTGATCAATTATTTCCTGGGGAGTGTCCTCTTCTGCCAGGGCTTTTATCAAGGCTTGTGTCGGTTCTTCTGCCCATTCAGTGGCAGCCTCAACCCCACCTTTTACAAAGGACCTGAATATTCTTGATTTTAAATTTTTGACAGGGGTTTTATCAAGGATAGCATCAAGACCAATCCTGTTCAGGTATGCAGACACACCACCAAAGGAAATGGCAGCATTCAAGGCAGTTACCCGACTAACCTCTTTTTCTTCCATCATTTCATTAAAAAGAGCAGTTCCTTCCTGAAGACCACCAACCAAACCGGCAACCGCTGTTGATCCACCTGTTGCATAAGCTGTTGCAAATATCGGAATCATAGAAGAAAGAGCATCCCCTGTATTCTGGATTAACCATTCAGGGTTTGCAAGAAGCTGAGGGTTATCAATGAGTCTGAGACCTTTGATATCTTCGGACAATCCAAGATTAAAGCCTAAGAACTCATCATCACCCTGCAGGACTTGCCCCTGTGCTTTCGCTTCTCTCAGTGACCAATCTTGAAGCCATTCAAACAGGCCTCCTTTCTCAAGACCTGTTAAATTCTCAATAGCCTGGGCGCCTTCAGCAAGAACACCAGCGCTGAATGCCGTGGCATTGGTACCGGCCCTGCCAAGTGTGTAGGCTGCCCGGGGGAGAAATCTTGCAATAGCCTTACCGGCATTAACTATTGTTTCATCAAAAGTGGGGGATCTCGTTATCCCTTCATCTGATATTGAAAGAACATCCTGAACAACCGGACCATCTTCAATCTTTTGGATCCCTGAATAATATTCATTCTCAACATTTGATAATCCTTCGTGATCATCCCGGCTGATTGAAGTGTTGCCGGGACTGCCAAGGAATTCAGTTGTTGCAGGATTATTAATACTCAAATCATTGAAATCAGGTTCTTCAGCTCTTTTTTTGTAAGACTGTTCATTTTCCCTGACAACCTGCCTGGGGATGCCAAGCTGATTTGATACTTTTTGACCTTCAGCCTCTTTATCAGGATTTAAATTTGTGGTTGCGTTATAACTTGCCCGGGCATTGTCTTTGTTGATATCAAAGCCGATTGTTTTGGAAAAAGATTCAAAGGGAATATCTTGGTACTCTTTTTTCCATAATCCCTCTGCAAGTTCCCTGTCTGTAAGATCTGAATATTCTGGATACCGTTCTCTTATTTGGGTAATATTCATTATTTACCTATCAATTTGCGGATACCAAGAGAATCCGTCTTGACTTTCTTGATACCTGTTCTTGGTAAAATAATTGTTCCATCAGGTCCGAGCTCACCTGGTTCTTCAACTTCTCCTATTTCATCAAAGCCACCTGCAACACCTTTTCTGATTGCCAGGGCCCTGGTAGATTTAAGATCAAAGAAAGCAAATCCACCATCAGGGGTAACGCCTTCAGCCTGAAACCATTCATCTGACCATTTTTTATAATCGTCAGTGGTAGCCTTCTTTCCTGGTTCAAGCTGCTGTTTTAAATAATTCCAATATGTTCCATAAGCTTCCGGCCTTTCTTCCGGTTTTCGCTCTGTAAAGAATTTAAACCATCTGTCGGCATCGGCCTTGCTCATGCCTCCAATGTTCCCACCATTTTTTGAATATCTTAAAACCTCTTCCATATCTGATTGAGAAAGGAAGGGTTGATATGTCCGGATTAATTCAGCGTCAGATATTGGTGCATCCTGTTGCAATCCAAGATCAATTCTTTTCTGAGCATCAATAAATTGATTAAAATCTGTTTTAACCGGTTTTGCTGTTTCCGGATAATAATAATTTGAAAGCCTTATCAATTCTTTTCTTGTTGCAGGATCTCTGGTTTTATCGACAAGCCTCAAGAATTCAGTTTTTGTCCCGCCTGAACGAAATATATCAACCGCGGAGTTTGTAATATCATCATTCTGTTGCCGCTTCTTATGGTCTGCAATTCGTTTATTATCCTGCTGATAGGTCCTAACCCTTGAAAGAGTTGCATCCCTTACATCTGAATCAGTTATGCCCCTTGCTTCTTTGAGTTGTTCCCCTTCTCCCTGGACAGTGGCCATTATCCTATCAGATTCAGTCTGTGATTTTTCAACAACATCCTGTTTATCAACAAGATCTTTCAATGGTAAATAAGCGCCCTTTAATTCATCCTTTGAACTTTCAAGCAATTCACTGGCTTTATCCACATTCCCATTTTCAGCCATCATCTTAATTCTTAATGATCGAATTGATGCAATCTCTTTTTGCTCGGCTTCTGTCGTATCAAGTCCTGGGAAAGTCGTTTCAAAGGAAAGCCTCAATCCATTCTCAACATCTTCCATCTTTGAATCATTATTAAAGAAAAACATGGTATCGGCCTGTGCGTTTGATATCTCTCCCTGGTGGACACTCAAGGAATAAGCATTTGCCTGGGTTGCCTCATGTGCTGACAGGCTGTCAAGATCGCTTTCTTTTCTTCTGTCTGATAATACCCTGAAACCATTTTGTTGATCTATATTATCAAGATCATCCGATATTTCAGAAACATTTTCATCATACCAGGTATTATATTGCTGTTGTACTGAATTGACTCCGATTGCATCATTGCCTTTTAAAGAATTCAGCCGGCCGTATTCTTGCCTGGCCCTTTCCCGGAAATCATTAAATGCTGATTTTGTTCTAGTTTGATCATGCTGTACGATAATGTTGTTTGCAGTTTCACGGAATACAACAGATGCTTCCTGGGTTGCACCTTCTATTGCTGCACCGGTCTGCTGAGATTGACGACCCAAAGATGGCGTGGTTATCGTACTGGTTCTTTTAGGAACTTGTATTTTTGCTGCCATTTGAAGAGTCCCTTTTTTTAAATATGGAAAAACCTTTTGATTCTGGAAGTTTTGATAATGCAGTCAATATCTTTGTTCCGGTTGCACCCCTTGATTCAAGGCTTTCAAGCTCAAACGCCTGGGCTTCAAAGCTTGTTCTTAACTTTTCAATGCCACCGCTTACTCTAATGACTGCAGATTCCTGGGCAAATGTGGTTATGATATCCCGTTCAATATCAAAGTTTGTTTCAGAGGCAACAGAGAAACCGGAAGCCCCTGATATAGCCCGGGCATTTCCTAAAACCCTGGATTCTTCTTCATCAAGTATTTTAAGCTGTTGATCTATCTTTAAATCAATGAACTGGCCTTCATATCTTGCCATGACAGCGTTGTGATCTGATATTGCCCTGTCCAGCTTACCGGCTTCAAAGATACTCACGATAGAACCAAGATCAGCAACAATGCTTGCATAGCCTGATATAGTTGAAAGATTTTTTGATAAATTACTGCCAGGTGTAAATTTATGTCCCTTTGGCATTATTGTTATTCCCCCTCAAAATCCATAGTTAAAGAAAGAACTGTTAAGGGCAATGGTTGATCCTGCCTGATATAAACTGAAGGGTCCCTAGAGTATTCCCCATCAAAAGATATATCATGCGTGAACCCATCAAATAAATCACCTGCCAGGCCCAATGGCACCTGATCTGAGATAAAGTCGTAATCAGAAAGATTATCTTCATTCGGACCGGTCTTCATACCAAGGGTTTTATAAAGCTGGACAATTATATTTGTGATTCTCATATTCTCTGCGAAATTATCACCACCTTGATTCTGAACATATGGAGGCAATGTCCTGATTTGTGAAAAATAGAACAGCCCGGCATGAACAACACTCGCGCCTGAATCAAGTGTTATCTGACTATTTTCAACAGTCTTTTCAGCAACCGGCGCCCCGTCTGCAAGGATTGTCAATTCTTCACCTTCAAGATGAGCCAGGCCTGTTAAAACTGTTTGATTCAGTGCTGATGTTGCGGATTCAATTTGTTTGTATTCCACAAAGGAAACCGGAGTTCCACCATCGGTCAATTCAAATGTATTGGCAGCAGCATTGGCCACCGTTAAAGTTTCACCATTTAAAGTTTGAAAATCCTCTTCACCTGAGATATCAAGATCAATTGATCTGAAAGTTACCACATCACCATTACTGTAAGGATGCCCCGTAAAATTGACAATTCCAGGGTCAGTATGATCAATAGATTCAATATCAAGCCTGTTATCGAGAGAAAGACCACTATCAACATAAAAAGCGTCGAGAGTATCATCGCCTTTAAATATATCATGAATCTTTTCAATATATCTTACCTCTGAGCTATCAATCGTTCTTTTGATGGAAAGCCATACCTCATCCTGTGTGGAACCCGGGATTGATGCAACAGATTCAACAATACCATCGCCACCTATTTCATGCCGGTGCCATCCAAAAACTTCATGCTCTGGGTAATATGTCAGGCCCAATAAAAACCCATCATCCCGGACACACCATAAAATTTTATATGGTTCTCTTTGGAATGATAGCTGTGTTATCGTGTTGGTCCTGGTTAAGTGTTCTGCAAGGACTGTCAGGTCTTCACCTTCAAGCCTGTCAGCAGTGAAAGAATGGATCAACTCCCTTAAAACTTTATTTTGTCTTTGAAGATAAAGAAGAGTGCCGCCAATAGGCTCCGGGAATACGTCGCTTGTTCCATTGAAAGATCCGGGCACGGCCTGCTTACTCAATGCTGTGATAGGACCGTCACCGGAAGAACTTGTCAACCAGTATTCTGATCCTGTTGTTCCAACAATGAATTTCCTGGTTGAATCAATCCACTGGATAGCATTCGCCTGCTTTGCTGCAATATCAAGATTCAAGGCATCATCAGCAACTAATGGAGAAGAAACACCGTGATCATTATAAATTCCAACCTTTGAACCCCACAACCGCATGGGGAAAGAAGGGCTTGATGCCCACCACAACCTTTCATTATCAAAAGTCAGGGTTGACGGAAAGTCATTTGCTCCCCATTCTGCCGGCTCAGCTGTAAAAGAAATATCAGCAAGAGCCCACGAGGTATCGCCTGATCTTGTCAACGTAGCAGGCGCATGATCTGAATGAGCAATGTAAATGACATCATTAATAGATGCAAGATCAATATCAAATAATTCTGATTCAATGTATGTGGTGGTTACCTGGAAGGGTTTATCTGATATCCCGCCACTGATATAAGTTGTGAATCCAATTCCATTAATGCCTGATAATTCAAAGTCAGCACCTGATACATTTGCAACTGTATATTCCTGTTCATTGAGTTCGGTCATTCCCAAAACACCGGAAATCCTGACAACCTCACCATTCACAAAAGTATTTGTTGCCGTTATGACAACCGGGTTTGTTTTTGACGCTCCGGTGACAGTGGCAGTCTTTTCAATTATCTGGCCGCCATCCTTATAAAACCTGATATAATTATTACCCCATTCCAGGATATAGGCCTGGACCTTGGAATATTCATATCCATAAAGCCTTACTTCTTTGCTGTGATCTTTTACCCGGGCAATAAACTCTGTACCGTCACGTCTGGAAGCCGGACCATGGGGAAGGGCAGTGAAATTATAAAGTTCTTTGACACCATTGGCGTATTTTTCAAGCCTTGGCCGGCCGTATATTTGCTCGGATAATTCCCCGGCATTAAACGATGTCTGGGTAACAGCAAAAAGAAAGGATGGTATTAATAAGGAAAGGACTATTAAAAACGAAAGTATTTTTTTCATGTTGATTGTGTCCCTATTATCCTGCTTTGCAACCAAGTATCATTTTCATCCGTGTGGGCACCCTTCTCTGTCTCTGTTGGGTTGCTCTCTTCTGCATCAAGACCCTTCGATTCCTCAAGAGTCAGTAGATAAATTTGATACCAATCTACAACTTTGGTCCCTTTCTTCGCTAATGGAACCTGCCATTTTGATCTAAGCCTTGCAACAACAACGTTCTGAAACCATTCAGGCCACTTTGTGGTATCAACAATCCTTCTGATATACTCAATCTTGACAGTTTCTTGGTTTATAAAAAGGCTGTTATCCCTGATTTCATAATTAGTCCCGATAGACTTTTCAGTCTCTTCTTTAGACATTTTAATGTAATCAGAAGGAAGGGCAAATTTAAATTCCCATTTAGGATCAATAATATCATCTGACTCCAGGGCAAGGGATGCCCAATGCTTTGCAAATCCCCAATTAAACTTCCCAAGAAGCCTGTCACGGTTGCTATCCCAATAATCTTGAGCAAGCTTTGCTTCTTTTGATGTCTGATTATCAAAATCCGACACTGGCTGGCCGCCAAGATCTCTAAAAGCAATAGTTGCTATTTCGTTTTTACTTGCCATGGTATCTCACCTCATACAATAGCAGAAGGGTTAAATGGTTTCAGCTTTTAAAATCTCTTGTACCTGAACTTCCTTTGTCTTGCCCTGGTATGAAACTCCAAATAGTTTTGTTAACTCACCTTGCTTGACTTTGTCAATTTCATCAGGTGTCCATTCAGACAATGGTTTTTGTTCTGCACCTTCGACGGTTGTTTCGTCCTGGGCAGTATTTATTCCATCAAGATCATCAGGATCACTTGTACCGGTATCAACAGTTTCAACAGTTTCAACAGGATCAACAAGAGTCTTGGGTTTTGGGGTAGTCTTGGTCTTTTTCTGACCCTTCTTTTTAAGCTTCAGTTCCAAGGCAAATGCTTCTTTGCGGCCGGTGGTATCTTCATCAAGATCAATACCATATTTCTCTTTAATATCTTTGATGATCTTCACAGTAGGTCGAGGGTCATCACCGGCAACCGTTATTTTGATTTCCTTGGGCATTGTAAACGGCTTGCCTTTAGTATCAGCAAAATGTTTATTGGGCTTGTGCCCGGATATAAGGGGCATCCCAACCTTGTAAAGATGATTTTGAGTATAACACTCTCTTATACACACATAATTTGTATAATCCATAATTTCTCCTTTTAAAGTTTATTCCAGTTTTTTGTTAAAAAAATAACAATGCCCTTTCCGGGATCATAATCAGGATATATCTTTTTAAATTCCATCCTGGCTTTTTTATATGATTTATCACTGATTACCGGCAAGCATTTAGACATAAATAAAAGAGCAAGTGAAGGCGCTCTTGATTTTCCCTGGTTGCAATGGATAAAAATTTTCTGGCCTGAAGCATAATGTTTCTTTGAAAATTTCAGGAATTCAACAAATATTTCTAATTTAAATAACGGAATGGGGGGATCAATGATATTTAAATATAAATCATTATCCTCTTCCAGGAAAAGATAATCAGTATCCTCTTTGTCTAAATTTCCCGTGTATCCAACAGCTTCCTGATGGCATGGAATTTTACATGCATGAATAACTGCCATTTCAGGTGTGCCATCCTGGCATTCTCCATCATCGGATATATAGATATTTGTATATACTTTTTCCAAATTCCTCCTTTTTTATTTAAAATACATTCAACTTAATACAATAAAAAGATTAATTTCCGATCCTTAAAATACCGTTGCGGATTAAGTCACCCGGCTGACAACCGATGCATAGTATTTGAGGCATACGAGATTTCAATTCATATGCCCCCATATCCAGTGCATCTCCATATTTTGATAAAACATCACCACTGGCATCTGTGATAACATTACCATTTAAATCTGTGACTGCGCTTGAATAAGGTGTTGAGCCATTTGGCGTACCAACATCTCTTGCCGAGGATAATTTTGTTAAATTGAAATTAGATTTATCATCAACCGCAGTATATGCCCTGCGTTCACTATGCCCATCACCACTTGTTGTTTCTGTGCTAAGTGGTTCATACCAATCCCAAAAGTCCCTTTGACTACCAACTTTTAGACCCTTGTTTTCATAGAGCTTAAAAATATCATGTACTGTCTCAGCGGCTTCCTGCTCAGCAATCTCATCTATTACGTATCCATGGTACATAATATTGTAGGCTCCACCTATTGTGGCAACGTAGCTCGCCTTACCATTTGCTTCTGATTCGGGAATTCCTGAAATAGATGAAAACTCTATACCAAACCGATTTAAATCATATAGATAAATACCGCTATCATCAGGCATATATCCGTTTTTCCCTCTAGCAGTAAAATAACCCGCTTCTTTTTCTGCATCAAGAACATCATCGTCGATACAATTATACGGACCCACAAATGAAACAACTTCATATGGTTCACCAATAATAGCTTCGATAATATCTTCCAAGGAATCCTTGCCGTACTTAAGCTCGAACCAAAGGTATTCCGTTTTATCTACATCTAAATCAAGTGAACCTGATCCTGCAATATTTGTATTAATATCGGTAAGCACTATTGCGCCGGTTTGCCCATTAATACTATTCTCCGTTCTGGGTGTCGCTGTTGCTGTCCAATCAGCTAATGCCGAAATATCCGCGGCAAGCTCGATACCAGTTTTAAATTCAAAGCTGCCACCGATCACGAGATTTATAGCCGGGTAAGTTCCTCCCCCTTGACCAGAAGAACGCCCAAGGGTGATTGTGCCATTCCAGTCTGTATAATCTTTGTAAATGCCATTCCAATCAGGACTCCCACCGTTAGTGGTATCCGCACTAATTAATACACTAAGGCTTTCTCCACTATTGTTTGTTAAGTTCATCATCCCGGTTATATCAGTTAAACAGGAATGTGCGTAAGCATGGCTACCGATATCATGACCATCTTCTATCACTTCGACGATTTTTGATTCATATGTAGCATTAGCAATTTCAATCCATTTATATGTATCAATAGCCCATGTAAAATGCCATCCTCGGTCATCACATTGGTCTTGTAAAAACTGGAAACCTTCGGTTTCTTCTACCGAATATGCGTCATCCATTGTGAGTGTGATATATCCAGTTCTGGGTAATTGTTTTAGATAGGCATAGGACTCGACGGTGTTAGTCGGAGTAATTTCAGTGTCCCACGAAGTATCACCGCTTAAACGGGTGTAAACAACATTGTAAGATGCGGTTACATTTGAACATGCACCATAAACACTTTGTCGCCCCTGACCTTCGTTTAAACCAATCCCAAAAAAAATATTGTTTGAAATTGTACTGTTTGAAGCATGGGCAAAATTTATGCCATACCATGTCGTTCCTGAAATTATATTGTTATAAAAATTAGTCGTATTGTTTGTGTTAGAATCAGTTATATAATATCCATTTGAAAGATAATTAGATGAGGGCCTCATCTCGTTATAATAAATTTCAAAATCTGAATCACCTATTGATACGCTTGCATCAGAAGAACCTGTTCCTTTTATTCCAGCAAATATATTGTATCTAAGAACCCCCGAAGAATTTGCAAGTGCTAAACTTTTTTCCTGGTTATCTTTAAAAATACACCACTCAACTATTGCCCCTGTTGTGGTAGAAATCAGAACAGCCTGAGCTGTTGATGTCGAATTTCGAACCGTTAAATATTTGAGATTAAACCCTGTTTTGCCAATCGAATATATCCACCGACCGCTTGCGGCTCCGTCGTTCAGATCCACAATAGTATTAATAGGATTGTCCGTACCACCCTGAACAGTTATATTGTCTGATTTTACCCCATTATAACTAATTCCACCATCAGACCACAGCCACGCTCCGGGTTGAATTTGAATGATATCGCCAGCAGATGTTGCAGCATTGATAGCTCCATCAATTGTATCATATACAGTTGCAGATCCGCTGCCGCATTCGCGTGTTATGGGGTCGTAATCAGTATCAGATGGGGTGGAACAGGAAGAGCTGTGCCCCAATGCAGCCTTGTCCGCATAGTAAGTAGCACACCAAACCTGCGGAACCAGGAAAAAGAAAACCAGCAGGATTGATATCATTTGTTTAAATATTTTCATGAATCTTTATCCTCAATAAAGTTGAACAGAGGACCTTTTATATTACCTCAAACCAAGAATAGCAATTTTTTGAGAAACCTCGGCCTTGATAAAACAAATAACTTCGCCGGCTTCTTTTCCCATTGCAATTTCTATACCGGATACATAAAAGAAGTCTCCGTCAATACCTGTCTTTGATATCTGAAATTCAACAACATTATCAATATGAGTATAATCTGATGCAGTCCCATTATGTACCTGAATAGCTATGTGCCTCAAGTTCTCAATGGTACTTGGTATTGATATTGCCTGCCACGCTCCCGTTGTTGAAATGTGTGCAATTGTTTCTATTGCAGTCCCTTCAACCGTGTCATTTGTACGCTGGATAGCATATGCAGATGCTATAAGAACTAATAACGCAAATGCAATTACAAACAATGCATTAAATTTTTTTGTCAAAAGTTTCATAATAATTCCTTATAAAAACATATAAGTCAGGCGTAAAACAATAACGCCACAAATAAAAGGTATCCAACTATAAGATACCAATTTTTAACCAATTGTTTCATTTTAACACCTTCATAGCAGGCTTGGCAGCCTCATGATAAGTTTGACATCCTGTATAAAAAGGTTTGCCATCATTAAACCTGAGACAAGTCATATCACCGCGATCCCATGCAAACTCAAGCCATTTCCTGAATACATGATTGATTAAATACTTTGGCTGTTTCGGATTCCCCTTGACTCTATCAACAGCGGAATAGATCTTTTTTTCCATATTTTTTGCAAGGGGAGGCTGTTCATATTCCTTGGTCGGCCCAAGTTTAATTTCAAACTCAGTGCAGTACCTTTTCAGGATAACAACAATATCAGGATTAATTTTATCAATGGCATCCCTAACTTGACGATACCGCTTCAACCCGTCTGTTTTGCTGTTGCAATAGAAATAACCGCCATATGAGTAGGTGACATATGGTCTTTCTTCAATGCCACATTTGCAAAACCGGTCCTTGTATTCAAACCCTTTTACAAATTCGTATTGCCATTCAAGCAGCTTGAACAGTTCTTCAACTGTATTGAGTTTAACAACGACTTTCCAGCAATCAAGGCAGGCAGTCGGAACAAAATTGCAGTGATCAAAAATAGCCCGGTAAAGATCGCATGTCCTGTCAGGGTCAGGGTTTGTGTAACACCATTTCCTGTTAGGATCAATTGCATGCCTGGCTGTTATTTTCTTTGATTGGCAATCAATAATCCATCCCGCTTTAAAAAGGGATTGAGCAAATTCAATGATATCGAATCTTACAAGGGTATCAAGTTTGATACTGTCAAGGAATACACCCATTTAAACCACCGTCAACGTTACAGTGTTTGATGATGTGAGAGTATCAGAATCTTTTGGAATAAAGATCTCCCCAAGGATACCATTTGTACCGACAACCTCATAACGATTATAAATATCCTCCCTGATCACTTTTTTCTTTGCTCTCTTTTTAGTGACGTCATCCGTTAAATTTGCCATCTTTAATCTCCCGGGCTATATATCCCCCGGGAAAGCCCCGGGGGATGGTTAATTATTATTATTTAAAATTAAAGCTTATCCAGGCACTTCGTTATCAAGACCGATCCATGAATCGATCTTTGATGCGGAGATAGCCGCGGCACCACTGTAAATCACGCCGGTATATCTCAGAACTTCAAACCCGGTTGGCAATCTGATTGCGAACTTTGTGCCGGCTACTGTTGTGGCTGGAATAACAATTGATGCCTTTGTTGTTCCGCCTGAAGAGATGGAAGCATCAGCCGCCTTTGTTACCAGGCTTGCAGTCATAATCCCACCAGCACCGACAAGCGCAACATTCACATTTACATTCCACATAGAATCGCCAAGTTCTGGTGATTTTGCATCATCCCACCCGTCCAGCTGGCCGGTACCAAGATCAATGATATTTGTGGAAACAACGGTTGTTAAGGTTGAAGATGAGCTTGCGATTACTATTGACTGAGCATCGCTAAGTTCAAGCCCTGCATCTAAAACTGTCATGATATTTTACCTCTCTCTTATTAATTAAAACCAAACGATTTAAAAAAATATTAAAAACCGGTTATCAAGTCAGGGCAGCTTCAGTATCAATAATCTTATCAACCTGTCTGATTGGCACCATGTTAAACATCATGACATTGCCGCCACCGTCAAGACCGTCACCCTTTGAGAAATTTACATTGGACTTGTCTTTGAGTCTGATCTGCATCTGGCTCATGATGGTTTCATTGACATAGATTCTACGCCCGGGACCCTTGGTCATCCTGTTGAGAAGGATAATCAGATTGTCCTCATCAAAGATGTTGGTTGATCCTGATGTTTCAATGTTGGCAATACGGCCAATGGATTTTTGATTTTTGACTGTGAAACCTGCATCCCATACAAACTGATCAACATATGCTCTGAAAGGATTTCCATCAGAATCCTTGACAGTTTCAATACCAAGATCATTATGCTGCAACCCAACTTTTGAGTTTTTCGGAAAGAGCATGTGAGCCCTATCAATAGCCCAATCAACTACAAAAATTGAAGTAAGATCAGAACCGGTCCCGCCTTCATTAATCACATTATCTGAAGCGGCGATACTTGCCAGCCTGGGAGCAATACCTGTAAACTGCTCAGGGGTTGTGATGGTATTGCTGTATATAATTGAGGAAGCCATTGTTTTACCAAGGCCCCGCACAAAAGCCATTGCTTCATCGTTCCTAGCCTGTTTTGGATTCGGGAAAGCATCAATAAGCTTAATATCATTTTCTGACCAGGATTCAAGGATACCGATTGTATCTGTGATTGCAACAGTCTCACCCTTTTCAAAGGTTGAACCTTTATTCAGCTTTCTAAAAGCTCCTGAAGGTTCTTTCACCCACCGGGTGCCCTTGTTGGAAAAGGTGTCATTCGCTTCCCGCCAGATTGCATCTTCAATAATCTGGTTTTCTTCCATAAGAGCGTCAACAATAGCGTTCATGCTTCCATCAGGAGCTTTCCGAATTGCCACTTCATCAAGTCTTAAACCGTTTGTTGTAAGAGTCGTCATATTTATTTCTCCCAATTATGCAGGGGAGTTACTTCTTTCCATCCATTGATGGGAAACTAAGCATTTTCTTGCCATCCTCACCAAGGTTTTCTTTACTTGAAAAGAGTCCGTCACCGCCTGCGTTAAGTTTACCTTCGCTTATTGCGGCACCGAGCTTGCTCATCATACCGAAAAATTGATCATTATTGGAAATTGGATCATCTTTGAGCCCTTCAACTTCAAAAGCAACCATAGCTTTCAATGAGTTCTCAACTGCAGCGTCATATCCTGAGCCTAAAGATTCCTTTCTCCTGGAAATTGTTTCTTCGCCGACTTTGTTCTGACTTTCGGCAAAGGTTTTATTCCCGTCAATGATGGAATCAGTCATGAAACCCATGATCTTTGAATACTGATCAGGTTGCAATCCAATTTCAAGGGAAAGATCCTTGAACTTGTTGGATCCTTCATCACCAAACTTGATACCATTAGGATTGTTCTCCTCATGGAAAGCATGCTCTGAAGGTATTTCATATTTGTATCCATCAACATTTTCCGGTAATACTGGTTGCGATGCCTTTAAATCAACGTAACTCTGTGCAAGACCGTCAAGGTTTTCGAATCCCGAAAGACTCTCATTCTCTTTTAAATCAGCACCTTGAATTCCGTCAAGAAAAGATGTCTGCTGACCGCCATCACCGGCACCGGTGTTACCCTGGCCGTTTCCGTCGCCTTCACTCATCTGATTTCTCCCGTGTGTGTAATTTTTTTGCCGTGATTAGCCTTTCTAAAATATATTCAAGACCAAGCATATCAATGAAAAGATTTCCTATTTCTCGTTTACCTTCTTTTGCATATGCGCTGGCATTAATTTGTTCAAAATCCCTGAAGACATACATTTCATGCATCAAGAAGAAAAGAACCCGGGCGCCCTCTGGGGTGCCAAAGGTGTCTTTTAAATCCATGATGCGCTTTTCAAATTCAAGCTTCATCAATTCTTCTTGGGCATCAGTCCTCTTTTTGTTATCTTCCATGAAGACTGGGTCACCATTATCATATTTATATACTTCTTCGGTCATTATTGAACATTCTCCGCTATTGCATCAAGGGCAGTTCCTTCACCAACCTTGGCCTGACCTAAGTTTTTAGCGCCTGCCGTGGCTTCAAGTAATTGCTGTTGTTCGGCCTGTTTCTGATCTGCAAGCCTGAAAGCGTCCAGGATTACCCGGGCATCCTCCGGGGATCTTGTCATTTCAACAGGGGCATTGATCGCGTCTGCATGCATTGAAAGCATTGTTAAAAAGTCCGTACTTGCAAAGGCTGACTGAGGATCTAACCCTGCCACCCGTTCAACCATCGACATCTGACTATTGATACTTCTTGAAGCAAGAGCCTGGGCAGCCTGGGCAAGTGCGCTGTCATAATGTATTTTTATCTGGGCATTCTCAAGTTCTGCAGGGGGATCAGGAAGAAGACCACCAAAACCAAGAGACTTTAAAAAGTTATCTCTTCTCTGGATGATATTAAATGTTCTTTCCATTAATGGATCAAACAATTCTGTTATTTGCCGCCGGACAACCGGGCCCAAGACTAAAAGCTTTTCACCCTGCCGTTCAAGCAGTTCCGGAATAGTGATCTGCTTTGTTGTCTGAGTTATAAGAAAGAACAGATCATTGTAAAATATTTTTTCTATAAATTGCTGCATTTTCTCTATCTTGAATTCAAGATCTTTCCACCTGATATCAACCTTGAATAATGGTGCAACAACTTTGCCCATGTCATCACCAGGAATATAATTTGAAGCCCCGGGGATCAAGGATAAAACACCTTTGTATTTTGAATTGATGGCCATTGGTGGGGTATTTGTTTGATGAAGCCCTTTGACAGAACCTTTTTCAAACTCCTGAAGCATTTTAACTTTGCCAAGTGCAAGCAATCCAGGACCGAACCCATACGAAATATCTCCAACAGCTGACCACCGTGGAGCGGCAAAAGGTTTTTCATGATATCCACTGTCAAAAAGTTGTTTTGAATCCTCAGTCGGTTCATACCATATATTACGATATGGGAAATCTTTCGGGAAGGGGGACCCTTCAATAAACTTTTCATTCGGCATTATAAATTGAACAGTATCAAAATATTGATGTGGAGTAAGCTTTGAAGCTTTTTGAACCTGGTCTGAACATCGTTCAAAGGTAAACTTTTGAACCATTTCCCGGGCTGTCATCTTTGGAGTCCTGACTGTAGTGTCAACGAATCCATCGGCACCATTGGCAATCCTGTATTGACCTGCTGTCGTCAGTCTATAATTTACCATCAATTGATTGTGTTCCTCAGCAAGGACTGAAGCCGTTCCAAATCCTGATTCTTCTTCAATGGCAGTCTGGACAACCTGATAAAAGTTTGAATTATCAAAGACGTCATACATTAAATTTTCAACTGCTGACAGATAAGTCCTTACAGGCCCGAACCTTTCAAGGGATTTATCCATCAAACCTATTCCGAACCATCGCGTAGTTGAATCAGCAAGACCGCCCTGCATCATTGCAGCTGCGATAGATGCCGCCCTTGTTGCAGTCGGATCAAGGATATTATTAAACCTGCCCAAGATATTTCTAACGTCCTGATCTCTTCTGCCTTCAAGATATTGACCCCGGGCAGGCAGGATATAATCAGAGATATCTTTAAACACTGGCTCAAACAGATTGAAATTTGTATCCAATTCAGTGAGCAAACTATTTAATTTTGTATTCCCTGTTAATTCAGCCATGGTTTATCCTAATTTCTTCTTTCTGATATCAGTATCCTGTCTAAGACCAAATGCGTCTGCGGCAAACGTGGAAGGGCGGCCACCGGCTTCAATGGCTTTTTTTCTCTCATCAACCTTCTTGGCAGCCGCTGCTGTTGCGTCACTCTCTGCCTTTCTTGCAGCCTCAAGCTGTGAAGCGGTTTGATCTTCCTTTTTTTTGAACTGGGCTTCAGCAGACTTCCTGGTTTTTCTTTGTTCTATAGCACTAACAGCAGCTGCCCCACCACTAATTACCAACCCTATAACTACTAATGATACAGGATCAATTCCCATGTTATACCTCCATGTAAGAAATTTTCATTATAACCGGTTCATTGAATCCAAACAATTTAACAAATCTATCCCAGATAGAACCGCTTTCAAAATTGTTCATGGTTGAAATTTTCTTAATATTCCTTGATGCAAGCATTCTCTTTATTAATTCCCAATCCCTTAAAGCCGCCTTCATTGTTGATGGTCTAAAATTATTATTGAACTTAAAATGAACTATTGCGGTATCAATTGCAATGGCATAAGCAAGATAACCATAAACACATTTATTATGAACAACCCTGAAAAAAACATACTTGTCAGGCTCACAAAGGTTTTCAAACCCTGGATTATTTTTAATTTTAATTATCAAAGATATCATACTCCGTTATCGCAAAGGCCTGCTGACTAGGTTGCCTTGCACCTTCATTAAATTGATCATAAAGCGTATGGGATTGAGGTTGTGCCAGGATATGCCGACTCTTTTTCACTACAGGATGAGCAAATGTTAAACCTAAAGACATTAAGCAATCAGGAGAGGCAAGCCCCCTGCCCTTCATATCCTCTGCCCTTTCAAGTTGCATTTGCTCTGCTGGATTAAAGAAATACTCCGGGCCTGTTATATCATCCCTTAATTCATTGTCATCAGGGATAGCCCCACCATTGGTAAGCCAATTTTTTACACCGCCAACCATTTCAATACGTTTATTAAAATAAGTCTGTTTATCATCTGATGATCCACCGAACCAGATACCGGTTACATAATCTTCGTATCCCCACCCAATAAGAAGATCATAAATAGCAGCACCTGTATTGCCCATATCAAGGAAAACTTGATCAGGCAACCAATCTTTAATTATTTGTGCGATCAATCCTGCAACAGTCAAAGAGTCAAGTTTTGCAAGCTTAGTTAATCCATAACTTGCAAGACCCTGCCTTTTAATAAAGACGGTCTTATCATCACCGAACCTGGCAATATCAACCCCAAGTATTTTAGGCATTGAAATATATTGAGATGGATGGATAACCTTTCCCATTGCAGCCTCAACAATATCAGTACCAATAAACTGCTTTGTGCCGGCTGAAGGTTCTTGACCAAGAATACGGACTTTAACAAAATCAGAATCAATGCCATAGAATTCAATTTGATCTTTGATAAGTTCTTTATCTGTTCTCTTTGATGTACGGGCATCAATTTCGTATGTGATCCAGAACTTACGCCTTTTCTTGAAACATTCTGAAAAGCGGCCGGTTGCCTGGGTAGGATTACCAAAGACAATCCATAATTTCAAGCCATTGGGCTCAGTCATGGCACCCTCGGTAACTTCCCATATCCCATCAAAGATCTGACTTGCCTCATCAAACTTCATCATCAAATATTTTTCATGGGTGCCGGCAAAGGCCTGGGTATTATGCTTTGACCATGGGATTGCCTGAGTATACCAAGTATTGGGCCTGCCTTTAAAAATTAACTTTGTTGCCGTCCAGGTGAACCAATGGGCATTGATAAGAAGTTCTTTCCACTTTGCATTCTCACGCCATGTTTTTGTTCTGAGTTGGGTATCAGTATTTGCAGTCGTGATACATTGCGGATCAGGATGGCAGGATGCAAACCAATGATCAAGCCATGCCATTAAAGCTGATTTGCCGATCCCGTGGCCGGACCTGACTGCAAGCCATATCCTGCCGTTCTTTATCTCAATCCGGACACCATTGTTCATAACCCATCCATGGGTCAGGGCGTGCCCGATATCTTTTAGAACCTTAGTTTGCCATTCATCCGGACCGGTTTCATTTTCAAGGGGAGTCCCGGGCTCACCCCAGGGATAAGCGAACATGACAAAGCCATAAGGATCACGGACAAATCCGCATATGTCCTTTTGTAGTTGGGCTTCTATGTCAATGGCTGCTGTCATAATCTCCTTGTCGGGCATAAAAAAAGAGGCATTGTGATGATGTGGCACCACATTGCCTCTTTTAATATCTTGCGCAGGCGTTGCTCCGTCGAACTTGGCCCGGACCCTTTATTTATTATTACATATTTAGCCTATCACATCCCCTGATAACAAGCCATATTAAGTCTTGCTATTAAATCAACAACATCGTCTTTTTCATATATTGCAAAAAGTTGATCAAATTTATAAAGACCATCCCTTTCTTCGCAATTGAAATAAAGTTTTATAGACTCACCCTTTTCAGCAAGTTCACATTTATTTGCAAAATCATCAGAACCTTCATCTTTTATATTACCTATTAAATCATGGTACCTAAAATCGTCTAAATCTTTGATTGATTCTGTTTTTATCGAAAAACCATGGAAGCAATGAGGTTCATACTTTGAAAATAAAGTCCCATCAGGAAGATCAAGAAATGTTTTTAAATTAACTATTTTCATTTAACAAGCTCCGGAGCCTTCTTAAATATCCCCGCAATTGCTTTAATGATATTCACGACATCATCACCGCCGAGAGTGCCAATGGAAACAGTCACAGTAAAAAAAATCATTATCAAAGCAAATATAAGGATAATACCGATTATGATAAACCGTCTTGTTTTTGGTTCAAACATTGCCACAATTCACCGCCTTTATTCTGAACACTGGTAAAGAGTTTTCTTCCGGTCTTTCTTGATAAATTTCTTGGGCTCAATATTCATTGATCCCATTATCAAATACATATTTTCCTGAAGATTATCAATTCTATCAATAGCATCTGCCGTTATTCCTGATTCTCTTTCTATGATATTATGTATTGACCTTCGCCTTTCAAGACATACTGGATTTGAAACCAAATTCAAACCACCTTTTTCTTCAAACATGATATTATTCTGATTTTTATCTGATCTTTCAATCCTTTTTATTTTGTATCTTAATCCTGCCCATATAACAGTGATAGATGTTATCCATCCAATCAATATCAACCCTGTTTTTATGTCAATAGCAACAAAAGATCCCATCATTTATTCCTCTTGTGAGCTTCTACCAACCTAGCCCCAAGATCAGCCAGGTTTGTGATTTCAATTTTCTGATCTGCATACATTCCCTTTACCTTGAAAGCCATGTCCAGTGATCTTCTTTGGATTTCATTGGCTTCCATATTAACACCAAGTACGGTTTGATATTCTGTGTATTTATCACCCTGAGCATTCAGCTTTTCATTCTCTGTTTTCGCAATGACAATGCAGTTAACGGGGATTTCATCGTCTGTTAATTCGCCTTTGATGGTAATAAGTTTGGTTTCTTTGATATCCAGGAGAGAAAGAAGTTTTATTTTAAGTGAATTTTCACTCAATCCATTCTCATCAAGCCACTGATTTATCCTTTCACTTAGCTTCCTGTAGTTCTGACAGCCTATTGACGTAAAGCAGTTATCATCCTTGCAATTATAGCGGGCAACCCGGGAAGATTCAGTTTTATTCAGGAATGTTTTTTGATTTTCTTCATCAAGATAGGCCCTTAACCAGGGGAGTAATTTTCCAGTTAGGCCATGGAAGATTGATTTTGTTTTCTCTTGTCCCATAAACCACTCGTAAAAAATTAAATAATGCCTTATGGTATTTTATATTTTTTTGGATTGCAAGTATTTTTTATTTGTTCAAACTAACTTCCTCCAAATATTTTGGATACCAACAATATCATGATCCTTTATCCCATCAGTACCAAGTTCACCAAAATCATAAACACGGCCTTTTACACGGTCTTTGAATCTTTCCCACCAGGATATATCATGATGCAAATTACCGGGTTCATCGAGATAATTGAGATTGATATGTTTTACATGGCCATAACCCATAAATCGAGTAGGAACCCTGCAAACAATATCATTGTTATTGATCACATGATAAATATTGTGGCCATGTATAGTTCCAAATTTATCAGCTGCTTCTTTGCTCATGCTTCTGGGCGGTTCAACAGGAATACAAAGATGGTTTGCATCTGGAAGAAGAAAACACCGTCTTGAAAAATAAAGTTCTGCAACAGCTGCACCTTGGGAATGCCCTGTAAAAATAATTTGCTTTCCGGATATGATATTTTTTAATAACGAGCTTGAAATTGCATGAATAACAGACATGGTATCTTTCCAAAAACCTGCATGGACTTTTCCCCATGGACCTTGAACAAATGAACAATTTAGATTTGTTATCCAATCATTAAAACTGTCAAACTGAGTTCCCCTGGCAGTTACCCATGTCCTGATATCATCTTCACAAATAAAAACTTGTGTGTCAGTTTCTTTATTTTCAATCCATGTAAAATTATCAGCCTGCCCCTGAATAGCTTTTTCAATATCGGCATGTTCTTGATATGCCAGTGCTGAAAAATCTATAGCTTTCATGATTGTCTCTTTCATACTATCCACCTCGCCTTGTTTTGTCTAACATCTAAATGATTTCTATTCCAATACAACCCGAGACCGTATTTATCAGGATATTTTTTATCTAAAATTTTATGGATCAATTCAGAGGAGACCTGTTTGCCTGTCTCAGTTATAAAAATTTTATAGTCGGCTGCAATAGAGTCCGGGTGGGTTGAATCCTTGTACCCTTTCTCGTGTCCGTTCCAGTATGGGCAGCGGTTACCGGATTTAATAACAATATAAACATCTTCAACAATAAGCAGCCTAATTAATTCAGCCTCAAGACAGGAGAAGATGGTTATAAGCTCATAATCAATTGTATTCAGACCACATCCACAATTACATTCAAATTCTGACCGGTTGAAGTTTTTGTTTAAATCACCCATTGCAAAATCCTTTCTATATTTATGGTTTCATTATTTGTAATCATGACACCGTTAATATTTAATTCACTTGTGCGTAGCCATCAAGTGCAATGGCTTATTATTTTTCGTGTTTATTGTTTACACATATGTAAGAAATAATTGCTATTATGCCAATAACAAACATTGAGTTTACTATTGCACCTAAGCCATGAGATATCGCTTGAGCAATTAACTTAGCTGATTCTATTTCCATTTTAAATTCTCCTTGTAGAAAAATAATGGCCCGGTTGAGGTGCGGGCTGTATTTGCCAGCTCCAACCGGATTGTTCTGCTGCGCTGTGCAATGTTTCACTGATAACTCTAATAATTCCGGGTGGCAGTCTGGGGATCTATGTATACTCGAACAGCCAACCCAAAACCAATATAACCACCACCCAAACAATCCATTCCATAAAACCCCCTTATGTCATTATCGTTAGTAATGAATCTATTTTATTGGCGGTTTTATACCGCATCACATTCTATCAGATATTTGTGAAACTTTTCATTCCAGATTGCATCAACCAAGGCATTGTGTTCTCCTTTTGGTTCCGGGTATTTAGCTTTTGGGAAAATAGGTTCATCCGCTAACTGTTTTAAGTCTCTGCAATACATGGGCCAACCCTTTGGCAAGTCAATCATTGATCCGAACAACCAACAAAATACAACCCAATCATAATCAGCGTAATATCCCCAAAATTCAGGCTCATCATCGCCTATAAAAGTTAGGAGAGAATCTCTAATAAGATCCAATGTTCCAAAAACTTCGTAAATTTTAATTCCAAGATGTGCATTACACCACCCTTTACCGCAATCAACTTTTTTGTACCATCTGAGTTTTGCAATAACATTTTCCATCACCCAATCAGAAGCCTTGCGTTCATCAAAACAGGTTGACTCTGCATAAAATGTCCGGCCATCTTCGCACTTGATACCGATTGAAATTAAATCAATTGTGTTTGGTGCTTCGATAAATTCTGTGTCAATGTAGTATTTCATATTAATGCTCCTTTTTTTGACCGGACCCCTTGTCTTTAAAGGGACCCGCCGTTTTTTTCCACTCAAAAAACTGATTTTTCTGTCAGAAATTTGACATACTATATTTTTCGTTTAAAAAGTGTCTCACCCAATATTTTCCCTTGATACACTTTTTCTTTAAAAATGGTGTCATGATATATGATAATGTATTCATTTTAATTATTTTATTGCAACAAAATCTCCATTCTTCAGTTTATAAAGGGTATCCTCTTTCAAAACTTCACCATCAATTATGGCCGATTTTACACAAAAAGGAATATATCTTTCTTTGGTATCATCATATTTCCATTCAGCAAGAGTTATCCAATTTCCTTTTTTAGCTTTTATTTTTGAATCAAAGCCAATCGATGCACAAACACTATCAAGGCCTTCAACTTCGATATGAGCAGAATCACCAGATGAACCGATCTTAGCAGAATAACCAGATGAACCGATCTTAGCAGAATCACCAGATGAACCGATCTGAGCATAATCACCAGATGAACCGATCTGAGCATAATAACCAGATGAACCGATCTGAGCAGAATCACCAGATGAACCGATCTGAGCAGAATCACCAGATGAACCGATCTTAGCAGAATCACCAGATGAACCGATCTTAGCATAATCACCAGATGAACCGATCTTAGCAGAATCACCAGATGAACCGATCTTAGCATAATCACCAGATGAACCGATCTTAGCAGAATCACCAGATGAACCGATCTGAGCAGAATCACCAGATGAACCGATCTTAGCATAATAACCAGATGAACCGATCTTAGCAGAATCACCAGATGAACCGATCTGAGCAGAATCACCAGATGAACCGATCTTAGCATAATAACCAGATGAACCGATCTTAGCAGAATCACCAGATGAACCGATCTTAGCAGAATCACCAGA